TCATCTTCAGCTTTGCGCGGTCTACAATCTGAGCGGCTGAGTAGGTCAGCTCTGGGCATAAGTAGCCTTGCTCGATTAGGTCGGGGATATCGATGCCGCACACAATGTCATAAAAGTAGTTGCGCAAGGGATTGGTCTTGCGAGCTGCCAATGGCGTTGCTGTGAAGCCGATGATGTACTGAGATGTGAAGTGCTCGATGACCTTGGTGAAGTTGCCGATATGTACTTCATCGACAATCACAAGCCCGATGTTGGTGAATTTGTCAAGCCGTTTGTAAGCAGTCTCAACCATTGCCACATAAACGCGAGCATGTGGAATCGACTTCATGCCAGCGGTTACGGCTTGTGTGGGGATGCGAATCGCTTTGGTGGCCTGTGCGAGCAGTTCTTCACGATGGACAAGGATTAGGATGTCTGTGCTGTTGCGTGCTGTGAAGCGGTCGCAAATAGCTGAAAAACATACCGTCTTGCCTCCACCAGTTGCGAGCTGCGCGACAACCTTGCGATTGCTGCGCAGGCTCGCTGCGATGTTATTGATGAAAGTCTCCTGGTAGGGGCGAAGGGTCATGATTCGAAATTGTGATTGTAGTAATGTTGCCCATCTGAATATTCAATTGGAGTCCACTCTTCAGCACCATTGTCATAAGCATCAACAATCTGCTCCTTCTCCATTGCTTTGGCTTGGTTAAATAATAACCTAAGTTCTTTTAGACTATAACTTTCTAAGGCAATAACTTCTGCCTCTAACCACTCAACTGCCGTCTGCTTTTTCATGAGTCCAGTCTTTTATCCATTGGTATAAAGTCCGAGCCATTGCCGTGTACGGTCTTGATGAAGTCCACCTCAACCTTTGCAGAGTTGATTATGGTCTGAGCCACATCAGTGATGGCTTTCGCCTTTTCGATTTCCATGTCACCATCTTTGAGCATTTCGATTACTTCGAATAGGTGGTCTCTTAGGTGTTCAATCTTGTTCCTTGCCATGATTTTGGATTATTTTTTTGAGTTTAGAAATTGTTTTCATTGTTGATTTGAGCTCTTCAGGATAGCGATGTATGGTGTTAAGTCGCATGTTGCTTTCGCGATCTACCAGCATCAGGTTCTCAATTTGCCAGTTCTCCTTATTTCCATCGATGAAGCGAAGGAATTTACCTTTCGGGATTGGGCCGTTCTCGATTTCCCAGGCAAGGCGATGAGTCATCACCCAGCCATTGAGACCTTCTTTAACTTTTGTCCAGTGATAGCCTTCAGAATCGATGCGAGTCCAGCCCACAGGCTTGTAGTTTGCCGGAATGTGGCCAGTCTTAAAGTGCGTATACTCGGGTGCATTGTTGTTACCTTTTACGCCTTTGTTCCAAGGTTTATGGCCTTTGGTGAATCGATTCTTCACCCCGGCAATTGCCACAACTTTGCCGTGAACCTCTCGGATATACTCAGGCGCTTTTTTTAGACCGAGCTTGTGCGCGATGTTGTAAACGCTCGACTCAGATATGCCAAGCACCTTGGCAATCTCTGCCGTCTTGGTGTGCGAGTAATACTCCACAACGTAATCGATTACAAGCTGGCCGTGTCGCTTACTTCCCATAGTTGCCATCGAATTGATTGAGGAATCCTGCGATTAGCTGGAAGGCATGGTCGAGTTCTTGCTGGTTGTGGCGGTAGAGGTATAGGTCTTTGAACTGCCCCGACTTCTTAACCTTTGGAGGCACGCCGATGTAGTAGAAATCTTTCGGATCCCAGCCCATCAGCATGCAATACCACACAGCCTGCACATGGTTGAAGTGCTTAATCATGTCATCGGAAAAGGCTTGCAGATTCTTTGCCGTTGTGGTCTTCACATCAGCGATAATCTTCATCTCATCCCAGCAGATATCCATCGCACCCTTGGCAAGCACGGTCTTATCCCCGAAGGTAAGCTCAGTGACAACGATGCGCTCCTTTTCGCTTTTGTCGAACAACTCACCAAGCAGCTCGACCTGATGAATTGCATCATAGGTGTTGCGCACTGCATCGCCCATCTCTGAATACTCGCACTCAAGCAGTGAGTAGTGGAAGTCCTTGCCGTAGTTCAGCGATGCCTTAGCATAGCTTATGTCTCCAGTGTAGTGCCGTTTGATTCGGCTTGCTGATACCGCTGGGTAGTTGATGTATTCTTCGCGTGTCATAGGTCATCAGGATTGATTAGGACATTTATTTTTTGCTGTTCAAAAAAGTCAGCCAATTGTTGGTTTAATGGAAGCCACTTAATCCATTTATCATTCTCATCATAGATCCCAACTCTTGTAATCTTGATGTGCTTGCCAAATTTATCAGGCTCAAGATTGATTGTTTTTATTTTGATGTATCCCTTCATGATGTTATTTATTGTAAGTGAATTTATAATACTGCTCTCCCAGTTGCAGGCCGTCAAGAGCCCCATCATTGAATGCCTCAACAATCTGCTCCTTTTCAACTTCCTTAGCTTGTTGAACTATTGCATCAATTTCGTCCCAATATTTCAATGTGGTCAAATCTATTTTTTTATTGATAGATTCAATCAGCCATTGAACGGCTGTCTTAGTTACTGTCTTAGTTGCCATAAGTCTCAGTGAAATATTCGTTAGCTGTTTGCGGACCTTCGATTATGCCTTCCGCTTTTCCGGCATTGTACATCTGCATCATGTACTCCCGCTCAACTACCTTGGCGGTTTCGAATGCCTCGGCAAAGAAAGGCCCCATCTCTGATGCGAGCTTGTTCTGAATGGTTAGTCGCAGCCATTCAACTGCTGTCATTTTAGTTGCCATGTTTTATCGTGTTATGGTTTGTATTTGTTCTTCGTAAATCTCGATGCCAGCGATGGCGGTCACTCCGCACTTCTCCATTGCCTTGAGCAAGTTCTGCGTGAGGTCTTCGGGCTTGTACATTCCCGAGCCGAACAGCACACTGAGCACCTTCATCCAATCCACTTCGCCAGTGATGCGAGTGCGGCGGATTGTGCGAATGCCTTTGATGTGGCTGTGCTGGATGCTGACATCAGCGAGCTGATCGGTCAAGTCGGCCATCGAGCGGGATTGCTCCTGTATGCGCTTTTGTTCGTCTTGCTGCTTGCGATTAAGCTCGGCTGTGTACTTCAGCATCTCAGCTTTGGTAGATGCGATGAAAGCCTGAAGCGGTTCGGTGGCATCTGACTCGATGCGCATGAGCTCTTTCTTATAGGCATCGAGCGGACCGGTGACCATCTTACGCGCATCCTGAATTGCCTTAACAGCGGCGTTAACCTGAGCGATGGCGTTGGATGCGGCGGTGTATTGGTTTGGGCTTTCGATTGGCTGAATGTTAGCCGTTAGCCTCTGAGCGTTTAATGTCTCTGGAGAATTTATTGATTGATACAATTTCTCGATAGGAATTGTTATCTTTGCGATACTGTTCATGTGTTTTGTATTAGTAAAAGCCCGGCTATAGTGTGTATGCCGGGCTTTTTTTGTGGTTAGAAATTAGAATACAGTCTTATCATCTGAATCTGAGAATAGTGAATCGAAGTCTGTGGCAGATGCTTCCCATGTTGGCGCTGGCACAGCTGGCTTGGCGGTAGTTCGCGCAATCCATTCATCGCTTTTGCGAATATCTTCCTGAAGGAACTCCGGCAGCTTTGCGAATACCTCAGCATTGTGCTCGGTTGTGTCATAGGTCAGCAGCTCGTTGATGGCAGGCGGGCAAGCGAAGCCCTTTGGCAGCGGAGAGATGCCCATAATGTTGGCATACACTCGGTCTTCTTTGCCATTGTGTGCGATGTTAATCATGCCTGGATGGCCGAGTAGCTTGGTGATGTCGAAGTCAGCGGCTTGAGCATCTGTGAGCTTCTTGCCAATCCATGACTCGATGAACTTGCGAAGCGATGCTTTCTCGCCCATTGTGAGGTTGAACACGCCCTTAACATAGAAGGGCTGTTCGCCTTTGTCCTCGCTGAATACAGCGGTCTCGGTTGGCAGTTCAAAGAGGAATTGAACTTTGCGTTTTTTGTTGCCCCACTTTTCATCGAAGGTAGTGCCCTTGTCAATGATTTGGTAGCAGCGCGCAGGATATGCGCCTTCGGGTGCGATTTGGCGGGTTTGACTTCCGCCTGAGTTTACTGGTGCTTTCATATTTAGATTGAGGTTAAAAGTGCTTGAGTTGATTGTTCGTGAAGGTATTCAGTGACGAATGCAAACTGGTTGTGGAATTCTTCCATATTGCAAGGGTCATAGATGCGCTTCTCAGGTGATACGCCGTGCTCCATCGAGCGGTGATACTGGCGTGCGAGGTTTGCGGCTTGGCTGTCGCATCGGGTGTAAAGGCCCTTGATGCAGCCGTCATTTACAACCATCACCATTGTGCCGGTGAGGTGGTTGTAGTGAAAGAATTCAGTGCCCTTCCAATTCTTGAAGGTTGTCGCTGGTGATAGTTCTGGTGTGTTCATGTTTTTTCGTTGTTTTGTTGAGGCAAATGTAAATCCTTATTTTGAATTCACAATACTTAAACAAAGAAAAAAGCAAACCACCAGCTCGAAAAATCGCAACTGCTTAATAATCAACGCAATTATTTTTGCGCTCGCACAATCGCAGCCCCAACGATTACACCGAACCCAACCTTTGCCGCGTTGGTTTGCCACCACTTCTTCGGCGGTTCGGCCACGATTATGTTATTCATGCCGGTAACGGTTACGTAAGGGTTATCAATGCCAAGCCGAACCACCTTGTCGCGCTTACGCGATAGGAAGCCCTTACGCAGCGTATCTCCGATTGCAACGGTATAAGATACCGGAATGATAATTGAGTCCAACTGAAGCCGTCCTGCGCGGCTTATTTGCCCACCTATCTCGAGCCACTTACCAGGCCGATGGAAGTAACGCGGGAGGCGAAGGTGCGGAAAGCTGTCAATGTACACGGTCTCGCCGAGTTCAATCTCGGTCTTGACAACCGTCCGCGTTTGGTAGCGTATCACCACTTCAGGCTCACGCAGCTCGAGTGCTTGAATCCTTGCCCCTGCAATTGCCAGCTGAATCGATTGCGAGTACATCCAAGTGCTGTCCTGATTGATGCGCACCACATACTCATTATTGAGCGAATCAAGATACATCGCATTGCTTTCAGCCTCGCCCAATGCCCCGCATGTGCGCATCAAAAGCAGCAAAAGGAATAGGCATATTGCCAATAGGCTTAACGTGCTGATGTTGCTTTGCTGCATTTGATTAGTTCGTTTAATCGTTTGAGGTATGTGCTCTTATCGCGCAACTCGTTGAGCAATATATCGCCCGCCACCTTAATGGGCATTGACTTCTCGGCTATGTAAACTGCCAGCACCTTCACAAGTCTTTCATCGCATTCGCAATCGGTGGCCGGTAGGTTGCTCATAATTGCCTTGTTGCTTTCTTCACTAACAGCCGAATCACATTGTCGAGCTTTTCAACGCTATCCTCGAGCATCTTCATCACGCCATCGCGCTCCTGATCGGTTGCCCATGTGTGCTCGTTTATCATTTTCACCAAGCCGCCAATCGATGTCAATGGCTGCCGAAGTTCGTGCGATAGTGTGAAGCGAAACTCTTCCAGCAAAATCTTTTGCCGTTCATATTCGTGGTTGCTTATGGAAGTAACATCGACAAGCTGAATGCCAATGAAGTGCAGCATGTCAACAATGGCATAAACATTCCACATATTGAACCGCTCGGATGCAATCTTCTGCTTGGTCTTTGCGTAGGCCCGAATCGGGTCGGGCGATTTGCTTTGCGCCTTGCGAATGGCTGCAAGCAGTTCATCGCGGTCGCTATCTTGCGCTGCGATGTCAAGTATGTTGCCTGGCTTTATGTGGCTGGAGTATTCGCGGAATAGGTCATTCGTGGTGACGATGTTGCCATCCCTGTCGGTGATCACATAGAAGAGGTCAATTGATGACTCAAGGATGTGCAGCGATGCCATGCTGCAAAGATACGTTAAACCGAACGTAAATCCGCAATTAATGAACGCCATGCTGGCACGCATCCGAGCGCATACTTGATGGTAAGCAGCATCGTGAAGGTGAGCACAATTCCGTTAGCGAGTATATCGTAATTCATAGGCGTTGGCATTTCCGGCTCGTTTCTTACAGCGTGAGTTTTCGGGATGTAATACGTGGCGGCTGGGTACAAAGATACATCACACGGCTGAATCGTGTCGAATGCAGTTAGCACTTTCGGCTTTGCCGGTTGCGCCATGACCGCCTGAAAGCTCTCACGATTCGCCTGTGCGAATGAGGTGTCCACATCGGGCTGTTGCCACTGCATCTCATCGATGTTCACCTTATTATGGCGCACTACTTTGATGGTATCTCTACGAATCTGTTGCATCGCTTTTTGCTTTTGGGATATATCCTGCGGCTATGAGTGCTGCAATGATGGCTGTTAATGTCTCGGCTGTTATCACTTTGAAGATTAGCAAAAAGATGGACACCAGAATCATAAGCGAACCGATTGTGCCGCGCCAGTGCTTCACAATCACATCGAGTATTCGCCTTTGTTTGGTAGCCCTTTTCCGCATACCTAATATACGCGAAAGCCCTTGCGGCGTTGGGGCAAGATGCCGCTAAATATTACAAAGTGAGAAATAGAGATTCGCCTCTTCGCGGCGGCGGTTTGTAAGCCCTGAGAGCACCTTGCCGCCTGCCTTGTTCCAGCGAAGGAATTCATCGAGGATGCTCGGGTCGGCTGAGTTGGCTTTGGCTTTTTTCAGCAGCGTTGACTTAACCAATGCGCCAGTCCCTACATTATATGCAAAGCACACAAGCGCATCGAACTGGCACTGGTTGAGGTTAGGTAGGTGTTTATTGACCGCTGCCTCGAATGGGTCAAGCGTGGATAGTAGCAGTTGCGTTGCTTCCTTTTCGCCGCTCAGCTTTTCGCCGAGCATTACCTTCTTACCATTCGGGTATCGTGTCGAGCCGTAGCCTATGGTCGGCACTCCGGCTGGGCATAGGTAGCTTGAGAGCCTCAATCCCTCGTACTTCTTAATCAGATTAAGCCCGAGAATTGAGGTGCTGCGCATTACAAAATTTCGTATTGAGCTACTATGTAAATAAACGAATAACTGTATTCTGTCGTTGAGCTTTTAACGCTTACCGAACATTTGTTATTTGTGGTGTCTGCACTTAGCCCCCATTGAGTTAATTCAGCAGTGTCGTCGTTATGCGCTACTAT